ATCATTACAAAATATTGGAAGAGTCGTAAGACAAATGGGCACTGGCGGCTTTAATGCTGTGCAGGCAAGATTGTCACAGGCAGGATTATTTCCTGGAGGGATAGCAGGTCTAGACAGGCGTGGACTAAACACTAATGCTGGATCGCCTTCTTCCACAGGAGATTGGGCCGTCAAATTAAGTTTGCCACCAGCTCATTTTAACCAATTAATGGCCAACTCACCTGTGCTCCCTGACACAATGATGGCTGATAATGGAATGCGTTTTCCTACAACACCATTTATTAATTTGCAACACACAGCCAATTATGATGCAAGGGCCGTTATACATAACAATTTTCCATATTATGCCTATCAAAATTCACAGGTGCAACAAATTACAATATCAGGAGATTTTCCTGTGCAGGATCAAGCAAGTGGACGCAGATGGATTGGCACTGTGCATTTTTTAAGAACAATTACAAAAATGTATTATGGTGGAGAAACAAACAAAGGTAATCCTCCACCAATATGTAGGCTGAACGGATATGGCGATCATGTGTTTTCAAATGTACCTTGTGTGGTTACAGACTTCACTGTTGAATTCAGGCAAAATGTTGATTACATCTCGATTGAATTGAACCCGTCTACTGATGCACTTGGACTGACATCAAGCACATCATCTTTGTTTACTGGAACTGCCAATCCACACATTCGCAATATTGGAAGGGGCGGTGGAGCAGATTCAGGCCAAATATCAGCAACTAAACAATATAATGAAAGACAACCACTGATGGCACGTGAAGCAAGTGTGGTCAACAAAGTTCCTACAGATTCATTAATTACAATTACGGTGTTGCCTGTGTACTCACGTAACAAAATTTCAAATCAATTTGATCTTAAGGCTTTTGCCAATGGGTCACTGACCAAGGATGGATTTATCTAATGGTCGAATACAGTAAGCAATCACCATATCTCAACACTCCTATGGACTCCGAAACACTAGGATTGTTAAACAAAAGGCTTTTTGCATTTGATGAAGATGATGTAGTCTATGAGATCGATTCATTTTACGAACATCGGCCTGACTTGTTAAGTCATGACCTGTATGGAACATCAAAACTTTGGTGGGTGTTCCAACATCGTAACATGGATATAGTAACGGATCCTATTTGGTCCTTCAAGGCAGGTGTTCTAATACGTATTCCAAAAAAAAGTACGTTGAATGAATATCTGAATGTATAATGGTAGACGAAGTTTTTGCAGGTAGATCTAGTAAGAAGTACTCCGAATCAAAATTACTTAAAGATGTGCAGAATAAACAAGAATTTTATCCTGATAGGATTTTACAATTTGCTCCAAAATCATCTATAGTTGGTGACACGTCATCTATTATTACTGCAAAAACAAAAAATGGCCTTCTTAGTAAAATACCAACCGCCACATTCGGAGGTGGAAAAGTGTTAGGAGATCCAGCACAAGGACAGACTAGACATTCCAGTATGTCAGCAAAAATGCCAAACATAGAAGATGCTTTATCAGGTCTTGATTTTATCAGTCAAGCCGCGGAAAACAAATACCTTCAAAATGCTGATCATAATCGATTGCGTGAACTTTTTAATGATACATCGAATATTGTGGACTCTAATCCTACACGTGAAAATCCGCTACTAAATTTTGAGCCATACAATTATATCTTAACACTAAGTTGCATATCTCCTACTGCTTTAGAAAATGGATCATATTTAGGTGGATCATATAAAGGCTCTGTTATTGCACAGTCTGGAGGTAAAGGTAGACAAGGCAGTGATAATTTGTCTAAAGACTTTTATTTTAACAGCATGTCGATCAGGACAGTTATTACTGGATCTTCAGAATCTCCAAGCACAAATGCATATCAGATCAATTGCTCGATTGAAGAACCATTTGGGTTGGATCTCGTGCCGGCCCTAATACAAGCGGCTCGCGAACAAGGATACGATAATCATATGATGGCAGTTTATTTGATATCAATTGAATTTGTAGGATATGATGATAATGGAAATCCGCAATCGATTGGAGGCCCAAAGACTGATAGGTATATTCCTATACAAATATTCGAATTGGAATTTTCAGCTGACGCCGCAGGAGGGACATATGATTTTATTGCCGCACCATATAATTATTTGGCGAAAACTTATGCATATGATGAGTTGCCATTCCAAATTACTTGCTATGGATTGACTGTAAAAGAAATTTTGTTAACCTTTTTTGAGCAGGTTGATAAAAAAATGCAAAATTTTGTTGAAAAAGGAAAAATTAACATTGCTAACAAATACACGTTAAGTGAATTTAGCAGGGCAGAAATATTAGATTCAAAGTTACTGTTTGACAGACCAGGAACTACTGATAGGCAAGCAATAAATGTAACCATAGGCCCGGAGACTAAAATAGAAGGATTACCACCAACGGAAAAAATGCGGAAGATTGTTGTGCGTAGCGGTGAATCAATTATGAAATTTATAAGGTTTGTTTTAGATCATAGTGAATTTTTCATCAATAGGGTTGATGAATCACAAGAAGCAAATTCACAAACTATTCCTGTACCAAACATTATGACATCAACAAAGATTATTGCACCAAATAATGGGGCGGGCGATCAGGCATATGAATTTGCGTTTCAGTTAGCAAAACAAGAAAGAGATAAGTCATTTGTTGAAGGAGAAGCGCCAGCCGCAAATGCCGCACCGGATAGAATTTACAATTACATTTACACAGGTGAAAACAAGCAGGTGTTAAGTTTTGACGTGAAATATAATTTTGCATACTTTCAGGCAGTGCCATACTTTAACAGCGATGGAAGTAGAGATGCTAATGATGATAAGCAGGAACCTGAACTTAAAAAAGTTGAGGACGAAGGAGTCAAGGACAAACAGTTAAGAGCTTTTCCAGGGGGACATCCTGGTAGAGAAACAGGATACAATCCTGCCCCGGATGAAGAAGGGCAGAACCAAGAAGTTGCAGATATATTCAGAGAAATTCTTGAAGATCCTTCAGCTGATATGATTATTTCAACAATGGAAATATTAGGCGACCCCCACTGGATTGAACAAAAAAGCACACAACCTCCTAGGCCAGTGTCAAGACAAGGAGCCTATGAAGAAGCAGATGGTTCTGTGTCACCTGACACTAATGAACCATTAGTGAGAGTTAATGTTCGACTCCCTAATGACATCAACGACCAAACTGGATTCTATCAACTCGAAGACAGTGCCTTTTTTGAAGGCAACTTTATGCCATATATTTGTGAATCAAGATTTGAAGGTGGAGTGTTTACACAAGTTTTAACAATGGTCAGACAACATAACCAAGATGGTGATGAAATACTACCTGTTAACAGCAGTGGCAGTAAAGCATTCGGTAGTGATAATCCAGTGTATAATCGATTTGACAGAGAACTAGTAGGATCTAATGGACTAGTTAATGTAGATCAGTTTCAAAATAATGTACAGTATGGCCCAAAAAATGTGTTCAGTACTGCCTCTTTGCCTATACCAGTTAAAAAACCTGTCTTGCCAGATTCAGCTGGGATTGATTTGACTAGTTCAGTCGGTAAACGTAGGCTGTCAAGAAGGAATTAATTACAAGTAATGGCAACACTTAAACGCAGAGATACACAACTCCTTAATCCAGGCCCTTATGTTGGCATAGTTAAAGGTACTGCCGATGTAAACAGAATGGGAAGATTAGATGTGTACATTCCTGAACTGCAGGATGTATGGACTGAAGAAACAGGCAAGGTGCCTTTGTTAGAAAATACTATTACAGTAAACTATTGTTCACCATTTGCTGGACAAACTCCTTATGTTGATGCTAAAGGACAAACTGGTTTTGCAGAAACACAAAAGTCATATGGATTTTGGATGGTTCCGCCTGATGTTGAAACTAGAGTGTTAGTTATTTTTGCAAACAACAACATCAATGAAGGATATTGGATTGGTTGTATACCTGATTTTGGAATGAACCATATGGTACCAGGCATTGCCACACAAGATGCCAGTAGAGTATTAGGCGATGATGATAAAGATTACTATGTTAAGGATCTAAAACTTTCTGATATTCCAGCGGCAGAAGCCAACAGAAAGACCGAAGAATCTTTTATTAAAACAAACACAGGTTACGATGTTGACAGGTCAGCTGGACAGAGACCAGTACACACTTATCATGCAGATGAACTAGTAAAACAAGGACTAATTGAAGACAACATCCGAGGCACAACCACAAGTTCTGCTAGGCGTGAAACTCCATCACAAGTGTTTGGTATCAGCACGCCTGGGCCAATTGATCCTAAAGGACAGAGTGCACCTGCAAGAGAATCTGCAAACAGACATGGACTAACACAAGATGGCAGTAAAGTCAGTCATTCAAGACTAGGTGGCCATCAGTTTGTAATGGATGATGGCACTCCACCCAAACATGATGGATCAAAATTTACAACAGATATTGAAAATGAACTAGTCCGTATTAGGACAAGATCTGGTGCACAAATTTTATTACACAATACAGAAGACTTGGTATACATTATTAATAACAGTGGTGATGCATGGATTGAACTTTCTAAAGGAGGAAAAATTGATGTGTATGCAAATGATTCAGTGTCTATGCACACTAATACCGACTTTAATTTGAGGGCAGAAAGAGATATTAATATTGAATCTGGTAGAAACATAAACTTAAAGGCTACTGGACAAAACAAAGAAGAACAGTTGATCAATTCAGACAAAGAAACAATTACTGGAAGAATTCACATAGATGCCAGCGATGATATAGAAATGATATCTGGCAAAAGTGTAGAAATAAAAGCAGGCGAAGATATGGAAGTGTTCACTGTAAAAGACTTTGCAGTTAAGTCCGAAGAGCAAACAATCATAGAAGCACAAAAAGATTTACGTGTAATGACCAGAGAAGATCTTCTATTGTTTGCCACTGATTCTGCAAATATTGAAATAGGAAGTAGTGCTGGTGATAGTACTGGCATTGGAAACGTTAATGTGTTTGTTAAAAATGATATAGATATGACAGTGGGCAGAACTGTGAGAAAACACATTACAACAGATAATATTTTATCCGTTGGCACTGATAACAAAGTTTTTGCAGGTAATGATCATTTAGTAAACACAGGAAATGAGATACATTTTAACACTTCAGGTAAAGTTACATCGTCAGTGTATGCCACAGCACAGAGACCTGCGGCAGATCTAGTTGGAGATTTAGGAGAACGTGTGCCTGTAGATGTTGTGGTCCCTTTAACCACATTTACAAACAAAATTACTCCGGAAAATAAAGCACCATATGGCGAACGTGAATCAATAATGAAACGTGTGCCTACAGCTGAACCATACGAAGAACATGAGAATAAAAAACGTGGTATAGAAGTTGATTTCACAGCACCTAAATACACAGACAGAGAAACTGACGACAACCGAGATGCAAAATCTGACATAGGGGGTGACAGATACTCGGGTAAAGGACCAGAAGCATAATGCCAGGCATAGTTAGAGTAGGAACAGATTCACACGTTGGCCACGCTTCGCCAACTCCTAATCCTTTTCATCAAACTGCTTATGCAACGGGTGCCGCAAAAGTTTTTGTAAATGGAGCCAAAGCCGTTAGGATTACAGACACCACAGGATGTGGAGATCCAGCTTCTGAAGGATCTAGTGATGTATTTGCTGAGGGACTAGGAGTGCATAGAATAGGCGATGCAACAAGTGGACATGGTTCTTGGGTGGCAAATTCTGCGGCCACTGGATCAGGAGATGTAAAAGCAAATGGAGCATAAAGTAAATGGCTAATCCGGATTATGCAACACTGTTGGCACAGATAGCCGCTGAAACTGATTCAACAGCCAGACAGACATTGATTAATCAGTGCTATGTGTTTGAAACCACACCCACTACATCAGAACAAAATTTATTCAATTACGTTGAGTCTGATTATGTTGAAGACAATCCAGGCAACACAGATGATTCATCTTCAGCTGACTCATCAACTTTATTTTCTGCTTATACAGGAGTGTATTTTAACAATGATGGAGAATCGACATGACATTAACCAAACGTACAACTAAAGGATCAGCTTTAACCTATTCTGAAATGGATGGCAATTTAACACATCTAGGAGGAGATGGTACGTATCAGTTTCCTTCTACCGATGGTACTAGTGGTCACGTATTAACAACAAATGGTTCAGGTGCTTTAAGTTTTACAAATCTTTCAACTACTCCAATTGTGTTTGGGGTGCAAACACTGACTGGCTCAGGGGGCACAGAAGTTATAAGTTTGACAGACACTGTGACACTACTAGTCACAACAGGATCTGATCAAGCATTTTCATTGGCAGATGGTACGGAAGGACAACTTAAAATAATTTCAATGAAAACAGACGGTGGCGATGGAATAGTAACTCCTGCAAACTTTGTAAACGGAACACGGATTACATTCAATGATGTAGAAGATACCGTAACACTACTTTATCAAACAACTGGTTGGGTAGCTTTAGCACGTCAAAACGCAATCTTCTCATAAGATAAATATCAGCATGGAAGAAAAAAACATCTGTAAAAACTGTGAATGTCCAAGTCATTGCACAGGCGGTCAATGCACAAATTGCCAACAAGCTGGTGAGTATTGTAATGAATGTGTTTGTGTGGACTGTGACGGTACAAACGTTATAAAATAATGGCTGTAAAAAATTTTAATGAAGTTGAGGGCACTACACAAGGTATAAGGAACACACGAATATTCCGTGGCCACAGCACAGTAGGTAGAACATTTGCTGATTCGAAAGTCTATGATATAGAATTAGTAAAACAAGATTTGTTGAATCATTTTAATATTTTAAAAGGAGAAAAACTAGAAAATCCTGAATTTGGTACGAATATTTGGTTGTATTTGTTTGATCCACTTGACGATGAACTTAAATCAGCTGTCATTGAAGATGTAGAAACAATTATAAATTATGATCCACGAGTCCAATTAGATAAAGTGGAAGTAAATCAGTATGAACATGGTCTGTCAGTAAGAGTGTCTGTGATATACACAGGATATGGTATTGGAGAGACAATGGACATGCTGTTTGATGAGCAACAAGGACTGTTGACAGGCCCTGCACAGGTATATTCAGCGGCCTAAGTATTATCTTAGCACATTTCTAAAACTATAAATATTATTATGCCATCAACAGACAGACAAAATGCCTTGCTGATAAACGATGCTTGGCAAAAAATATACAGGACGTTCTCACAAGCAGACTTTAAATCCTATGATTTTGATACTGTGAGGAGAACTTTGATTGATTACCTGCGTCTTAATTATTCAGAATCATTTAACGATTACATTGAATCCTCAGAATATGTTGCTTTAATTGATCTTATTTCATACATTGCCCAATCTATTTCTTATAGGGTTGATCTAAATGCAAGAGAAAATTTTATTGATCTTGCTGAGCGTAAAGAATCGGTTCTAAGATTAGCAAGATTAATTTCTTATCAACCTAAAAGAAATATTGCAGGATCTGGTCTACTAAAAATTACATCTATATCAACGTCAGAGACTGTATTTGATGCAAACAGTAACAATTTAGCAAACACTCCTATTCTTTGGAATGATGTTACCAACAACAATTGGCAAGAACAATTTAATGCAGTTTTAACAGCGGCACTACCAAGGGCACAATCAGTTGGCAAGCCAATATCAACAAGCACTGTCGGTGGAGTAACAACTGATGTGTATAGATTTAATTCAAACAATTTAGGTTTGCCTATCAGTACATTTAGTAGAAATGTTAATGGAATAAACATGCAGTTTGAGATTGTACCAAGCACACTTGAAGATGGTTTTGTTACAGAAGAACCGCCGGTGCCAGGTAATGCTTTAAGTTTTTTATACAAAAATGACACAAAAGGATTTGCTTCTAACAACACTGGATTTTTTGTCCAATTTAAACAAGGCACAATACAGAATGAAGAATTTTCAATCACGTCACAACAACCAAATACTATTTTTAGTGTGTCGGATACAAGTATAAACAATGATGATGTGTATCTTTTTAAATTAGATCAAAACAAATTAATTGAAGAGTACTGGAAAAAAGTTCCTGCAATAACTGGCAACAATGTTATCTATAATAGTGTGGCAAGAAATATTCAGAACCAGTATGCAGTGGTAACAAGATCGAATGACGCCGTTGACTTGGTGTTTTCCGATGGTACATACGGAACTATGCCAGTTGGAACATTTAGAGTGTATTATAGAAAATCAAATGGTCTATCATACAGAATACAAACTGCAGACATGCAAAATGTCACATTCGATATAGATTATGTGTCTAAGAATAATCAGATCAACACTCTTACTATTACAGCGTCTTTACAATCAGCTATCACCAATGCCGCACGTTCACAAACTATAGAAGAGATCAAAACCTTAGCACCACAAAGTTATTACACCAACAATAGAATGATAACTCCGGAAGACTATCAAATTATTCCTTTGGTCGAAAATCCAAGTTTGGCTAAAGTGAGATCACAGGTAAGAGCAATTAGTGGCACATCAAGATTTTTGGATGTAACAGATCCAACTGGTGTTTATTCAGAAACAGACATAGTTGCAGATGATGGAATATTGTACAAGCCTTTTC